GTTTGTCCCAAGTGTCCAGCGATTTGGATAATATTCATTTTATTACCCTTACTTCCACTTTTTATCATTACTTCTAGTCTATTATTTGGACATAAACCATTGACTGCTAAATTCTGTCCCCTATTGTTTAGTGCAGCATTGATTTTCATTTCTTTGATATCATCTATATCATGACTTTGTTGAATAGTAGAGACTTCAATAAATGCTTTATGGATAGATTCTTTTACACCTATCTTATTCTTTTGGTTGATTACAAAATCCGATATACCAACACTAAAACCATTGAATATTAAAAACCGATTAATTAAAAATTGGAATACAGACAAAAATTCTTGTGCTTTTTCTGGACTATAATCTTTATATAAACGATGAATAATAGAATTATGAGAACGTCCTATGACTTTTGTATTAATAATACCATGTGTTAGTATCCCATTTTGTATTCTAACAATCGGTTCTTTTGGGTCTGTATCATTTTTACAAGTATATTGAAAATCTCTTGGTAGTATAACAGAGAATAACACACGTCCTGAATATAATTTGTCTTTTGGATAAAATTGCAATGCACGTTTGAATACATCAGGAAGTGTTTTTATATATGTCTTACCTGCAGATGCAACACAATTCATAAATTGTTTTTTTGTTAATATTTTAGATTTGAAAGTTAATAAATATCCTCCTAATAATCCATCTTGTACTATACCCATAATAGGTTTATTGGATTGAGAACTTACAATCATTTTCGTAATACTCATCAATTCTTTTGTTTCTGTAATTGTTGCATAGTCTTGTAAGATATGTGCTTGCATCTCATCACCATCAAAATCTGCATTATATGGCGATGTAACTGAAATATTCAGTCGAAATGTATCACCTGGTAGAATACGAACTCTATGTGACATCATCCCACCTCTGTGTAATGTAGGTTGTCTATTAAATACCACTATATCTCCGTCTTGTAATTGTCTATATGCTATATCACCATATTTTAATTTTATATTTTTCCCACTTGTTTTTGCATATTTATGAATATACATTTTATCTTGTTGTTTAATCATGTTTATTTTTCCATTTTCTAATAATTCAGTTAATCGTTTTATATTTTTAGATGTTACTATTTCTGGATACGATTGACTTTCTGCTACTCTTTCTGGAACTCCTAATTCATCTAACCACAATGTCGTATCTGCTGTAATTACCGAACGAGCCGAACAATCTACACGTTTTCCCATTAATTTAGAACGAATATGACCATGTTTTCCTCCTATTCGTTCTTTTATAGATTTAATTGCTTTTCCTGATGTATGTTTATGTTTTTCATCTTTATTATCAATAAAACAACGTATATAGTTCTGTAATGCACTAATGATGTCTTGTCTGTTTTTTTCTGTTGAATTCTCTTTATCTAACAATTTTTGATTACATTTGATTATTTCTGTATAACTACTTGTTAAATCATCATCACTTTTTTGCATGTTTTCATAATTAGGAGGACGTGATACTGAGGGTAAGACTGGCATCTTTGTTAATATCAACCATTCTGGTCGAAACGATGGTATTGTTTCTTTTATCAATCCATTGTGTTTATAACAATCTCGTGTTTGTATATTCAGACCTATCAAATTCAAATCTTCAGTTGCTATGTTTTTTAAAATGTATATTAATTCATCTGGTTCTAAACATATTTTTGTCGTGTTTTCTGATTTCTTTTTATTTGTTAAATATATACTATATATTTTATTGTCTTCTAGTATTATTTCAGGACACGGTTCTTTACAATGCTTACAGAATGGTATTTTAGAACAAAATGTTTCTACGCTTTTTAATCTATCTGTATATGCAACTATTCTATCCGATTGTTCTCCAACTACCATATCTATTACTCTTTTTTCTGTTTTTAATTTTGAACACGATAAACAGATACAATTTAATATCGACACTAATAATTTTGAAAATTGTGGATGTATTACTGGTACTGCCAATTCAATATGTCCAAAGTGACCTGGACATACTCGTATAGATGCACCACATGTTGTACATAACCCATTTGAATCGCATGGACCCATTCGTTCATCATATACGGTATCTTCTAATGGTGATGATATTTTGGATTTATATACTTTACATACTGATATGTCTTCTATTTCTTCTGGACTTAAAATACCAAATTTGATACTTTTCACATTTCTTAATAGTGGCTCTTCATCTGTATTAGACTTTTTCATTTGGTCTAATGCTTTTTGAACATTTGGTCGTAATTTCGTTGTATTCATTGTTGATTTATATACCAGAACAAATTATATTATATAATACTATATTAAAAAAATTCAATTTTTTATTTACTATTCATAACAATGACAAATAAAAAATTTAATAAAAAATGTGTAATGATTGTATCTAATCCTTCAAAAACACATGTGTTATTAATAAAAGAACATTATACAAATCAAAGATTAAAAGAATGGGCTCAATGGGATGATTGGAAACCTATTGATTTATATAAACATATATCGGGGTTTAATAGTGATCAAGTAGCACAATTAGACATACCTGTTAAATTTAAACAATTATGGATTGATATACTTACCTCTAATAATAAGATTACTCATTCTAATATTAAACAATGGATTATTGACGGTCTCGAGTTTCCATCGTCAATATTAGAGGGATTGGGCAAATGGGGACTTCCTAAAGGATCATTAGAAACTGGCGAATATCATAATACTATTAAATGTGCTTATCGAGAGTTAACAGAAGAAGTAGGGCTGACTCATGATGACTTTAATACTATTGATTTTATTACTTTTAATAAACAATATAATGCATATATATATCTAATTAAATTAAATGCTTACATTTTAAATACTTCTTTTAATATCGGACCCGAAGTATCTAAGATAAATTGGTTTAATATTGATACTTTAAAAGCTAATTTGTCTTTTTCTAAATTTAATCAAAGCGTCTATATGTTACATCATATTTTTTAATCGTCTGATAATAATATATCAAACATATTCTTTGATATTTTAATTTCGTTTTTTGTATTCTTTTTTTCTTTTTCTTTTTCTTCTCTTTCTACTTCATCCGCCCATAATATACCTTTTTTATAATCATATTTATACACGTGATTGATTATATCCGTCATTTATTATATATTTTCTATAACTTTATATATTTTTATTTATATTCATTAATGTTTGTGTTATATACATGTCTTCAAACATCAAAACGTGATGTATTAAGAAATACTCAACTTATTGAACATTTTCTTAATGTGTATAATTTTAAATTCAAAACGATTGATATTTCATCTTTGGCTATTAAACCTTTTTTTCTACGTACATACATTGATTATCCAGTTTTAACTATTCAACAACATATTATTGGAAATTATAAGTATTTACAAGAATTAGAAGATTCTAAACAGTTAGAATCTTATTTACATATTTTATTGTTAATATAAATAATTTAGTAATTATTTATTTTTTATTTAAATATGCCCGTTCATATTCTAGAAAGTCTTTTTCGTTTGCACTATTATATGGTCTTCCATAACTGGTTCTATATTCTTTTACACCAGTTTCCGGTGAAATTCTGACTACATCACTTTCTTGTTGGTTTTGTTGACGTTCATATCTTTGTGGCTGTGGTTGTTGCGACTGTTGTGGTTGTCTAGTTCTTCTCTGTTGCATAAATGAATGTTGTAATTGTGGTAATAATTCTTCTATAAAACTTATAATACTTTGAATATTTCGTGCACCTGTGTATTCTGCTACTGGTCTTCCTTGGTTATATAAATAAAAACGTGGTACATCACTAATCTGTGTACTTGTTTGTTGCGATTGTATAGCAACTGCACGATTTGGACCATCTAATGAACATAACCCAAATTTAATACCGTTCATTCTTTTTGGTAATGTCATAAATTCTGGTACAAATCTTTTACAATGCGCACAATTAGATGCTGTAAACATCACTAATAAAATACCTTCTATATTTACACACAAATGTCCATTCAATACTTGAAAATCATTCTGTTCTAAATACTGTATAGTTGCCATTATACATAAAATGACAGTTTATTTAAATGAATTATTTATATGTGTCTTTTAATATACCAATAACACATGTAATTATTTTTATGATGTATCCATCTAGAAAACTCTTATGGATATTCATTGGAATAACGATCGATCCTATTACAGAATTGTTACGAACACACGGTTATATATTTTGCCGTGAACTTACATATCAAGAATAAAAGTTATATACCCTTATATATAAAAAGTGTGAAAGAGTGTTGTAATAAATATCATTGCCCTTATAAAACACATGTAATGGTCTAAACATATTGTGATTAATAATTAATAATTATTTAATGACTGATTACATACATATGTCACATCCTCATCGTGAATATAATAACATAAAAAAATGGACTAGTATCTTATTTGCACTGGAATTCATTCACTTTATTATGTTTGTCGTTTTATTTGGATATTGTGTACATTATTCTCTTATCATAAATAATACAACAACAGAATTACATTCAGTTCTTCAAGAATTACAACATTTATATAATGAATTTAATCCAAAAACAAACTTGATTGTACATATTATAAATCGTATTAATCATACTATGAATACTGTGGATGATATTCCACAGTTGTTATACCAATTAAATAAATATACTACTAATATTACACATTATATTGACTGGAGTACACATTGTTTAGCAACTTCTATTTGTAATTAATGTAATGATTTATTTGTAATTAATTAATATTAATTACAAACTTTCAATTTGTTGAATAAGTTATTTCACTACTTGCCGGATCATAATGTAATACACCTACACCAAGACCATGGACAACACCTCGTATTGGTTTTATAAATAATGAAGTTGGCGTTAATGTATTTAATGCTGTTTCTGAATCATTTCTTATAATACTATTATTTGTTTGATTAGTTTGTCCTGTCTCACTACCAATTACAATTACATTAGTATCTTGATCATTTTCACACACCAATCAAAATGTATATTCCCATAGCACCGACATTAATTCGTCGGACGTCTTCTAATTCAATAAGGGTTCACAGGGCTGGTACTAACATTTTTATATATTGGTACTTTTAGACTGTTAGTTACTCATTTATTATAAATCTTATCAATAGTTATACGAGAACGAGTATCCATTCATGTAGTATGATATTTTTTTATAAATATAATAATTTAAAATGATGGAATAAAGTAGCAATAATACATATGCACTCATTATATGATGATATATATTTATTGATGCAGTATTGTGCAAAACAGGTCAGAACGTTTGGCGAAGGGTTAACCACAGTACAGACAGAACCAATAGCAGTATTACCAAGACAAAAACTTAAAAACGTATATTATAAAAGGAATGATGGAATAAGTCGTATAGGAGATATCATAACGAATTTTACAAAGAATGATGGAGAACCAATAGGTACCTTAGTGACAAAAAAAGGTGTAATAAATACACCACGATATCTAGTATTAAATGAACATATAATGAATACGTATGGTATGATTGAAACTTTTGAGGAAGATGTATATGTAGATGTCTATTTTTTGAATTCTGTATGGTATGATAAGATAACGAAGACAAGTGTATTATCTTAAAAATAATAATTATGTATTTAATTATTATTTATGGTTGATGTTAATTATTCACATACAATAGATGCCCATTTTCCTTCATATTGCTTACAGTCATCTGGATTTTCCCAAAAATTTTTATCATAATCACATTTTATTTTGAATACTGGATCTGCACCGAGTCCGTCTTCTCCTCCAGGTGGAACAAAGAATAACTTTTTATTGGTACATTTATTACAACATCCCCAGTCACCAGGACATGCTTGTTCCCATTTAACTACATATTGTGAATTACAATTAAATGGTTGTCCTCCCACCTTATTAAGTAAACCATTACAATAAAGTTTATATTGTGTAGAGTTATTATTTGTATCAGATACTGTAACAATATAGTAATCATTATTGGAATCATCTATTTTTATGTGTTTTGTATTACTATCTACTGGTATATATATAGTATTAGTCGAACAAATCTGGTTACCCCACCTATAATCGGTGTCAAATATATATGCTGCTTTTGGTTTTAAATGTCCAGATGGTCCTGTAATAGTTTCGTTTGGTTTAACAAACCTTGAAATTAAAGAGTAGGGGCTATATCGTTCTTCCCATGGTTTTGACACAACATCAATACCCTCTTTCGTGTTATTTACAATAGTTGGTCCTCCCCTTTCATCAGAACTTTTATCAGGAAGTGGAGGTAATTTCGACACGCTTTCCATTACTTTATCGCAAAATTCAGACCGAGACGCACCTTCTCTATATTTATTAGTACGTGGATTAATATTACATGGAACTTGCAGATCTAATAGAGAATAACGGTCATTAAAACATTGAAAGTTATTACCATAATAGTTATCAAGCAGATTAGGATTGTCACGATATTTTTGTGGCAGTCTATCAGGTTTATATTTACATAATCCATCACAACACATCATATTCTTACTACATTGTATATTTGCAGTGCATGCATCGAATTCATTTAATTTTGATTTTACACATGTCCCTTGCACCCCCTCTTTTGCTTTAAAACATAATCTATCTTTACATTCATAATCAAAAATACAAGACTCTCCTATGTTTTTAGATGGCTGTCCATTGCGAGACACCATTTTACACATACCATTAACACATATTGGATTATATGTTGCATTGGTACACCCGCTTATAAGACCTCTTTCGCAACTTGGATTATAAGTACCTATATCACAATCCATACCTTTTGATGTTGTACCTGATATAAGAACGTCATTCCAAAAAGTGTTTAATTTAGATTTATTATTGGCATATTCTGGTTTTAAAGAATATCTAGAAACATTTCTACTTAAATTAGGATCATCTTTTAATTTACATATTGTATCTTGTAGTACACTTTGACATTGTTGTGCTATATTACATTTGAAAGAGTTAGTATCATTATCTGATTGTGAGGCAGATGGTTCTATACACTTACCATTTATACATTTATATGGAATTTCACATTCTATATCTGATGAACATGATTCACCTCTTCCTTTTTTTATATTAATACAGGTGTTATTTAGGCATACTAATCCATTTTTACAATCGGATGTTTTATTGCATGAATCGCCTATGTTTTTAGTAGGTTGTGACGTGTCCTTCTCTGTCTTTTCTGTCTTATTCTTTTTAAGAAATACATAATAAACGATTATACTTATAATAACAAATAACAATAAGAAAACTGTTATAATTATGATTATATTAAAACTAGAATTAGTATCATCATCATTATAATTATCATTATAATTATCATTATAATCAATGAAATCATCATTAGGATAACCAGCGTAATTAGTATAATTCATGAGTATTATACTAATTAAATATTTTATAACGAATTCAATATTTTATAACCAGTAAGTATTATGCGCTTATTCATCAGAAGTGTCTACTTCATACCACATGCCGATACCAGTAGCCATAAGTTTTTGTTGTAATAA